TTTATCGTAACTACTATGATACACTATCTACTATGAAAAGTCAACGATTAACGGAACTACGCCGCCAAATATGGGATGATAGATACATCCTACTTCAACCAGACAGTGTATTACAGGACCAATTGGATCGCTTTGCTGATCTAATTGTTCAGGACTGTGTAGACACTCTCGCACGTACAGAGAAGATGGCTACATGGCTGGGACAGACTGAGAAGGCTGAAATCATCAAAGAAGTCACTGACAAATTCAAAGAGCAATTCTATTCATCCAAAGGCTCTTGACTGAGCCTTTGTTTTGAGTTACAATCAATCTACATTAACAAACGAGTAAAAGAAAATGGCATACTATCTTAAAAGTGGCAAATCATTCATGGTATCCTCAAAAGAGGCAATGGACCTCCACGAGAGTCTACCAGCAGGCAACTACGTAATCAAAGAGAACCCAATGACTGGCGCATTGTTCCTTGAAATGATTGACGGATTCGAAATCAAAGGCAAACGTTACGGTGACTTGACCAAGAACACTGATCGTATCTTGAATACATTCAATTCTCGTCCTGCTACTACTGGCGTAATGCTTGCTGGTGAAAAGGGCAGTGGCAAATCTCTGTTGGCTAAGAGTATCTCCTTGAGTGCCAATGAAATGGGCATTCCTACTATCGTCATCAATGCTCCGTGGCACGGTGACAAGTTCAACTCATTCATTCAATCTATTGACCAATCATGCGTCATCTTGTTTGACGAGTTCGAGAAAGTCTACGATAGCGAACAACAAGAAGCAATCTTGACCTTGCTCGACGGCGTATTCCCAACTAAGAAGTTGTTTGTATTGACATGTAACGACAAGTGGCGTATCGACAGCCATATGCGAAATCGTCCTGGTCGTATCTTCTATATGTTGGACTTCGTTGGCTTGACGGCTGACTTCATCATCGAATACTGTAACGACAACTTGAACAACAAGTCACATACAGACAAATTGGTCAGTATCGCTACCTTGTTCACACAATTCAACTTCGATATGTTGAAGGCTGTGGTTGAAGAAATGAATCGTTACAACGAAGGCCCAGAAGATGCGCTCCGTATGTTGAACGTCAAGCCTGAGTTCGATAGCGGCAAGGTTAAGTATAGTGTTGAGTTGAGTGTTGAGGGAGAACCTGTTGACCCAAAGTTGTTAGAGGCCCGCGAGTGGCACGGCAACCCTTTACAAAATCACGTCAGCATCGACTTCAAAAAGTTCGACGAGCCGACACCTGGGCAATCGGCACTAGACTCGGATGAGCTTGACATTAGTTGCGACTGGTCTTGGGAGAACGAACGATTCATGCAAACTGACCTCTTGAAGATCGACAGCAAAGCAGGTCGCTTCGTGTTCCAAAACAGCGATGGTGCTTCCGTAATCTTGACTCGCGTTAAAGAGAAGAGTTACAACTACATGGATGTTCTCTGAACACGACATTTGGAAAATTTAGAATGACAAGTGATGACTTATTTGAAATGGCAAACTTTTCCAGTAGAACAACTGGATTGCCTTCCGATATCACTGTATGGTGTAGAACTGATCCTCTAGACCATGGTCATTCTAAGTATAGAATTAAAATCACCAAAGACAGAGATTGGGCCGCTATATTTACGGTTGGCTCAATATCGAAGTTAGTAAAGAATATCAACAACTCTCTGACTGATAGTGAGATTAGAATCATCACAGAATGGATAGAACGATACTCATCGTTGCTTATTGGCGTGATTGATGGCAAATTAGACACTGCTGAATTCTCTTACGAGATTCAGAGGTTGAAGGGAATGTAATGCAAACTGTTGACTGTTATTTAGATACTGAGTTCAATGGCTTTGGCGGAAATTTAATTTCGCTTGCTATTGTAACTGAGTATGGCGCTGAGTTCTATGAGGTATTGGAGTGTCCTAATCCTGTGCCTTGGGTAGCCGAGCACGTAATGCCTATCCTTGATAGAGTACCAGTTACATTCGAAGTGTTTCAATCTCATCTACAATCATTCTTGTGGCATATGCCCAACATAAGAATTATCGCTGACTGGCCTGATGATATTAAATACTTTTGTGAATCGTTGATTGTCAGTCCTGGTGTAGCAATCAGCCACCCGCCAATCACGTTTGTACTTGACAGAACATTGTCAAGTGGCGACAGCAAAGTACCACACAATGCGTTACATGACGCTCGTGCTATTGCTGACCAACATATGAGTAAAGACTATGTATAAGAAAATTAAATCGGAGTACTTTGATCTAGCATTAGAGACAGGTGGCTCTCACTATCCTGGTGTGGGCGGTGCTCTACTATCTACATTCGGTGACTTAATAGTCCAGGAGTGTATCAAGATTGCCCTAGCAAACGGCAACACTACGACCGTCAAGCAACTTGAACAAAGATTTGGAATTACAAATGGCGTACAACTTTGAACTATCAATCTCCGCCAGAGTAAGTCCTAAGACAGTTGAAGAAATTGTCAAGGCAGTAGTAGAAGAGCAGACTGGCCGCAAAGTCGATACTATCGAGGCAAAGTCTGCTCGTGTAAGTAGAGGCATGGGTCCAGGAGCAACTACCGAAGACGAATTCAACGGATACTATATCACATTCGTAGCAGAGAAGCCAGTAAAAGAGAAGTCTAAACAAGAACCCCTATTCAAAGAGGACAAATATGAGTAACGATACCGCAAAATATCTAAACAGTCGCCGCCGCCATAAGACTGACGTACATATCGCTCGTCAAGTAAAGATTGCTAAACAAAGTTTGTCTCACGACACTTCTAAAGTTGCTAAACAACCCCACCGTTTAGCAAAACAACACGCAATGGATTGTGGTAACCCACATTGCTACTTGTGTGGTAACCCTCGCAAGACACATAAGGACCGCCTCACTGCCCAAGAGAAGAGATTGTTCCAAGACGTAGAAGTTATTCGTGACCGTCATAGTAATGGTTTACAGGGAGAAGAATGATGATTCAACTTGATGGCTTGACCAAGCATCAAATCGCCTTATTAGAAAAGATTTGGGCAATCGACAGTGTTGAAGACTGTCACGAGTACATTATGTCACTACCTCATCACGATCAAGTAGAATGCCAGAATTTGGTTCGTGTTATCGCGCTTGAACTAATCGATCAGGCAGTTGACCAAATGGATGATTGGTCCGAATCACGAGAAGTTTTGGATCAATTCAAGTTGACATAAACCTTATCACCATGATACAATAGCCTCATAAGTTAATACTATGAGGCTTTTTTATGACTACCGAAACAAAACACGTTCTTATCGAACTACTTAAAAATACAGAGAATGGAATGGACGAATTCCGCCGCTGGTTAGATATGGAACTACATCGTCAAATCGTTACGGTGGTCTTTACTAAGAAGGACGGCACTGAGCGTACTATGCGCTGTACTTTAAATCATTTGGAAATGCCTCCACAAGAAGTACCCGCTCCGCCAGAACTACCAGCGGACGGGAAACTACTTGAAACTACATTGAGGGCCGCACGTAAGTACAACCCGGATGTCCGCACTTGTTACGATATGGATGGTGGCGCTTGGAAATCATTCCGATGGGATAGCGTCAAGTCAGTTACATACTCAACCACAATTACAGAATAATGTCACAATATTGGATCAATAAACTAAACGAGAGCGATAGTCGTCTTCACAAGGAAGGCGTAATTCAAGATGCTCTTAACATGGCCAATCTTGGTCACACGGACTCACAAATCTTCTTGGCCCTAGCAAAAGCAACTTACAATCCGTTTGTTACTTTTGGTATTAAGCAGATTCCTATCACTGAAGGTATCACTGATGCTGAGAACCCATGGTCAGATTACAATCAACTGTTGGCTAAACTACACAGTCGTGTGTTAACTGGTCATGCTGCACGTGATGCTGTCGAAGCCATGTCACTACGCTTTGATAGTGGCGAATGGAATACAATGTGTCGCCCAGTTATTCTCAAAGACTTACGCGCTGGTATCTCCGAGAAGACTATCAACAAAGTATGTAAGAAGACACAGTACGAGATTCCTGTATTCGGCTGCCAACTCGCTACATCTGGTGATGATCGTCCAGAAATGAAGGGCATCAAACGCCTTGAACCTAAGTTGGACGGTGTACGCACCTTGTTCGTTGTTGATATTGCTGATACTGGCACAAGCGTCACCTGCTACAGCCGTAACGGCAAAGTATTTGAAAACTTTGGCCACATTGAAGACCAGATTAGCACGAGTATTAGCCAGATTGTCGCTAATTTATCTAAGCATATCGGTACTAACGTCACTAAAGGCTTTGTGCTTGATGGCGAAGTAGTTGGTAAATCATTCAATGAGTTGATGAAACAGGCTCGGCGTAAGAGTGATGTACAAGCAGAAGACAGTACACTGTACGTGTTCGATGTGTTGCCATTATCCGAATTCCGCGAAGGTCATTGTAACGCGCAATTAGAAAAGCGTATTCGAGCACTTGAAGCATGCCGTCCTACATTCGATACAATGAACAACGTTGACTTGCTACCGCACATCATGGTTGACTTAGATACGGCCGCGGGTAAGGATCAATTCCATCGCTACTGTAACGATAAAGTCGTTGAAGGTTTTGAGGGCGTGATGATTAAGGCAACCGATGCGCCTTACGAATGTAAACGTAACACATTCTGGTTGAAGTACAAGCCTACAATCACGGTTGACTTGAAAGTTATCGGAGTAGAAGAAGGCACTGGTAAGAACGTAGGTCGTCTTGGCGCACTCGTTTGTGAAGGCGTCGATGATGGTCGTACAATCACAGTAAACTGTGGTAGTGGATTCACTGATGCTCAACGTGATGAAATCTGGGCTAACAGAGAAATCACAATCGGTCAAACTGCTGAGGTATTAGCAGACGCGGTAAGTCAAAATCAAGACGGCACTTACTCTCTACGCTTCCCTCGTTTTGTTAGATTCCGAGACGACAAATGAAGTGGAAGATAAATCCAGCGAGTAATCCTAGTATTGGTACTACTCGCAAGATTGCCCAATTCGCCTGGTTACCGACACAGGTTGAAGATCACATGGTGTGGTGGGAAGATTACTGGTCGGTCGAACGATTCACCTATGATGGGTGGGAGGAACAAACAAAATGGTTAATGAAGTAAACAAAGAAGCAGAGTACAACGAGTTGATTGAACTAATGAAATTCACTCCTCGCACCTACACTATTCAAGTGTATGGTTATGGCGGCGACAGTAGATTCCTTAAGGCAACCACAGCACAATATCTACACTTCAAAGAGAATGAAATCGACATTGAAGAATATGCTGGCGATTGGGACAACGAACACGAAGTACCAGAAGAACTTCAACCATTCCCACCTGGTATGCCGTATGAGGGTGACGAGTTGTACTGTACTGGCGGCGCTAACTTCGATGACGGTTGTTGGGTAGAGGTCAATGACGAACATGGCAATGAAGTCTACAAAAATGATCTTAGCAGCGTAGAGGACGATTGTGAAGTTGAAGAAGGTGCCGAGTTCTATGTTCACCACGACAACGCACCAGGCACTGTTGTTATCTGGCACGGCAATGGCGAGAAAGGTAACTTCTACGGCGGTGAGATTGAGTTGACCTCTCCGTTCGATGCGAAGAAGTTAAAGTTCGAATATACCGACTGCGATGGTACTACTTATTTGAACACTATCTACTATGATGGTGAAGAAATTGACAACAACGATTACTCGTCTACTGGTAAATGGAGCGAGACACGCTGGGAAATCGTTGGTGGCGAAGACAAACTTGACTTGACTGACATGAACGTTTCCTTGAAACTACGTGCTGAGTTGATGAAGAAGACCGAGTGGTTCCCTGCTAAAGTAAAACCGCATCACGTTGGCTTGTATGAATGTAAATTCGTAGTTGATAAGAAGGCTGCTTGGCCATGGTCTAGTAATGAACTAGTTGAATGGGACGGCAAGCGGTGGTTACACGACACTAAGAAGGTAGCAGAGTGGCGTGGTCTTGTTGAGCCTATCGTAGAATGATAGTAGGCATCACGGGTACTCGCGAGGGTATGAACGAACTACAACGCCGAGAAGTCAGGCAAGTACTACATGACTTAGCATACACTGCTGGCTTAGACGGAATCGTGCCACACTTTCATCACGGTGACTGTGTTGGTGTAGATGTTCAAGCGGCGAAGATGGCAGAAGAATTCGGATACGTTGTCGTGTGTCACCCACCAGCCAAAGATGAAATGCGTGGCTTCCACAAGAGTCACCAATTCATGCCACCGAAAGGTTACTTAGAGCGTGACAGAGCAATCGTTGATGCTGTTGATGTACTACTAGTAGTGCCTAAAGAGAATGAGTGGCAACCCAAGGGCGGCACATGGTATACCGCTTCGTATGCTAAGAAGAAGAACTTACCACACGTTATTTTTTATCCTGACGGGCACGACAGTTGACACCATGCCAGCGTTTGTAGTTAGTGCTGCCGTTACCTTCTTTGGTACAATGTTCACATATCCATCTTAGTTGTGACGGATGAGTGCCGTTCAACAACTGTTGCTTTGTTGCGCCGAAGAAATTATGTGTACCGTTCTCTACTCTCGCTCTACTTGATTTGCCTTGTATCTCGCCGCCTAGAAACTGATGAGTACCATTCTCTACTCGCTTCTTGTTTACTTCTGAACCGATGAAGTGATGAGTGCCCTCTAATACTTTTTGTCTTACTGGTATGCCTTGTTTGTAGCGATGCTCTGCGCTTCTAACTACTTCTAAGAACTTCTTTTTATTCTCTGACTTCCTCATTGGATTGAGGTCTCCGGTAAGTGGAGGTATACCTTTGCCTGTACTTTGATTTAGATACTTCGTATTCTTAGTTACTTTTAGTTTTGTAAGAACTCTGGATTCCCACTCTCGTGCTTCGTCTACACGAGATGGCGTTGTAAATGTTTGACGAACTTCTATGATATCCGGCAAGCCGTGCTCTTTGATATGGTCAGCTACATACTCGCTTGATGTGAAATAGGTGACGAATAAGTCGGACGGATGACAGTCTTTGGCGTAACGAACTCCGTAGTAGTTCATTCCGGTCTTAGACCAACCTATTCTGTACGTGTATGGAATATGCATATGTTTTATTTATTTTGGATACATCAATGATTGACTTTATCTTAGAACAATGATACACTATCTACTACGAAAAGTCAATACTAATGGAGTTGAATGATGTGGGACGATGAAGAACTAACACAAGAAGAACAGAACGCACAGTATCTACAGGAGAACCCACACATTGAATCTGGACTATGGGCAGAGTGGGTTGGTGTAGTATGTGGCTGGGACAAGATTCCGAACCCTACGACAGAAGAATGGACTAAGTTGCGGGCAAATTTCTATCACGGTAAAGCACCAGTCGAGTCAGTTGCCGAACTAAAGAAGATAAGAGAAGTATGAACGAACGAATTGTAGAAATTGCCAGTCAAGCTGGTTATGATCCAGAAGTTTTCGCATTATGTAGAGTCGGTATGGAAAAGTTCGCCGAGTTGATTGTCAAGGAATGCGCTAATCTATGCCAGAGTGAATGGGACGGTGACGCTGATACCTATGACTCATGTGAAGCCTACAACGAATGTGCTGATATGATTCGAGAACATTTTGGAGTTAAATGATGACTTTAACCAAAATCGCTTTGAATAAAGACAATCGTATGTTAAGATTAGGCATTGGCAAGAATGATGGCAACTGGTTTGCTAGAGTTGACTTGTGGTGCGTAGGATACAGGATTACACGATGAACGAACGAATTAAAGAACTTATGACAGAAGCACGATTACCGTTTAGTAAAACGGGTTCGTATTTCACACAAGAATTGTTGATGGGAAAGTTCGCCGAGTTGATTGTCAGAGACTGTGCTGAGTTTGTTCAGTTTTATTACAAGGATCATATGTGTGAAGTTATTGCTCACGATATGAAACAACATTTCGGAGTTAGAGAATGATTACAGATTTTGAATTGGTGCGTAGATTTCAAACATGGGAAAAGAAACTAGAATCCCATGGATACAAGGTGTCTGTAATTCAGACTGGATTCTATGTCCACAATAAGAAGGGCACTATTGTTGCTGATGTTTTAACCGTAGATGGCTTGCGCGGATTCGCCCAGGGCATCGAATATATGGCGTATGATGAAAATGAAAACTGAACAAGTTACAACCTACAACTGGCAACAGGATGTTGGTCCTGAACTTCTCAAGAATCTAAACGAAATCTTAGAAGCCAAAGGTATTGATCCACTACGTGACTTACATGGCGGTGCGTTTAAAGATGGTCGATGGGTCAGTATTAGTGAAAGCGAAGACTATCGCAACTATTGGCACGCTTACATTGAGTTATGGGGTGAGCGATTACATAACGACAGTTATCAAAATGTTTGGTTCAATGACACCGATGATGATTCAGAGTGGGATTACTGCCGCGACCGACTACGAGCATGGTCCAGTGGGCGATATCGCGGTAGCGCTCACGCCGATCCTAACTGGACAGATGATTTAGTTACTGCTATGCGTCGAGTGGTCAAGGAACATTTCCCTAGCGATGGCGTATACGGCGGTCATCCTGTTGTATTCTGGTGGAGTTGGTAATATGCCAGCTTATACAATACCAGAGGATGGTCAAGCAAGCACAATGATGTGGGACGCTGGACTAGGTGGTGCTGGACCTTCTGTATATTGTAGTTGTGGTAAAGAACACTATTTGCCCGCCGACGAGGACTATGATTACGCAGACAACTTTGAATACATCCACTTAGACGGCCAAGTGTTCATGTATGGCTGCGAGGGTTGCTCAACTAAGTTAGCCAAGTACGAACGCTTTATCTGGAACAACAGAGACCATATTCGTAGTTACTTAAAGATACGCATTGACCAAGAGAAGGCTTGGGCAGACCAAGAGAACTTAATCAATA